AGACAGACAAGACGTCACCTACTGCACCCGTATCATGATCTACAGTCACCATACCCCTAAGCAAAACACCGTTTGTATCTGATGCCGCGCCAAGGGCTATACCAAGCAATCCATCACAAGTAGCTGCTGCATCAGCATCAGCCAACTCCCAAGTGCCATCTGACTTGTAGTGATACAAAGCACCAGTAGTCATAGATGTTGTTCCACCAAAGTAAACTACGTCGCCCTGAAAAGTTCCGTCGGTGTCTCCAGTAACTGAAAACTTTCTGTTTAAAACAGCAGATCCGTTGATAGTCGTTACCGAAGCATCTCCACTCCCAATGTTTACATCAATCTCATCTTCAGCATCTCCATCTACAAGCTCAAGGCCAATCTTCATTTCTCCATCATGAGATGCAACCTGAAGCCCCAAATGGCCTCCCTCTGAGCCGTCAGTTGCGTCTGATATTTTTCCAAATATTTGAACGTAAGTAGTTGCGTTCTGACCAGAGTCTTCTCCCTCCCACCTAACAACACCCAAAGTGTCACCATCTGCTGGAGCGGCCCCTCTATCTTTTATGAAAACAAATCTTTGACCTCCAGTGACGTTTGCCTCAGATTTAAGTTCAATTCTAGGGTAGCCTCCTGTGGAGCTTGTTAGTTGTAGCGTATCGGCAGTTGCGTCATAAGTAAGGGCAGACTCTGCCTGTATAGCAGAAGTAGAGTTCCCAGTAAGTACAGCATTAGAGGTAAACGATGTAGCGCCTGTACCCCCCTTTGACACTGGGACCTCATCAGAGAGCGTAGATCCAGCAGCAGTAACCGTGATAGGTGCAGTGCCGTCAAAGTTTACTCCGTTGATTGCTCTTGCCGTGGCAAGTGCTGTAGCTGTTGCAGCATTACCAGTAGTGCTTTGGTTAAGGGTGGGAACATTGTTTGCGTGTATTGTACCAGCTCCGTCAGATGTGAGATCTACGGGGATAGCGTCAACCTCAAGGTCTATTGTTCCGTCATCATCTTGATACGTAGCAGAGATTCGTGTCTCTGTGTTGCCAGAAAACATACCGCCTACAATATCCTGAACCTGCTCGGTGCTTAGCTGAGTGTTTGTATCAGCAGAAGCTATCGTAACTGTGTCGCTTGATGCGCTGGTCGTAATGGTTACGTTAGACCCAGCGGCAAGAGTCAGGGTGTCGTCCGTTGCGTCAGCTACGACATTGTCTTGACCAGATACGGCAAGCGTGGTAAAAGCATTAGGAGAAGTGCCGTCAGAACCTGCTGGGCCCTGAGGCCCCGTAGCGCCCTGAGGCCCCGTAGACCCCGTAGACCCTGTGGAACCTGTTGGGCCTTGCGGCCCTGTAGCCCCCGTTGCTCCTGTAGCTCCTGTAGCTCCTGTAGCACCAGTATCCCCCTTGGGGCCCTTGCCTAAAACCTCTACAGAGGATGAGACTGGAGAGGAAAAAGAAATAGAGCTTTCAGTAGTTGTAAAGGTGGTAGAGGTGCCGTCAGACACACTAACAGCTAAGGTGTTCCCAGAGGATTCTTGTACTGTTATAGCCATTATACCTCTACGTTTGAAATGTCATCATTTACAATGAATACACCCTCAAGAATAGTAGTAGTTACGTTGTTTACAATCTGTTGTAAGTCATAAACATATCTGCCAGCTGGCACCCTTCTCATTACAGAGTCTGCTGCAGAAACAGTTACATTTCCGCTATCGTCTGTAGTAAATGTAAAGTTGGTAACCCCTTCTTTGTTTTGAGCTTGCTTTCCTTTTGATGCAGTCCCCATCACAAGGGGTCTTTCTTTTGTCCTTACGTTTTTACCACCTCTAACCTGCATAAGAAACTCATACCCACTAGTGGAAAGAGTTACCGCTGTACCAGAGGAGTCCTTTATATTCAGGGTCATAGTAAAGGTATCTCCTTTCCTGCATGTGATATTCAGCTTTTCTGAAATATCTAGATTTATCTTACTTGCCATTATTGTATGAGTTCACTAATGTTTGTTGGTGCTTGACCTTCTTCGAGCTCCCCTCTAGTACCTTTTCTTTGAGATATAAGCTTTGATTGCTTAGAAGCCTGCTTGTCAACCCTGTCGTCCTTCCTGTCTTCCTTAAGGACCTCTATCTTCTCCTTAAATTCTTGATCATCAGTTTTAAATCCTAGAGTTGCTTGAGCCCTTATCATCTCAATCTCTTTTCTAAAGCCATGCTTTACCTCTTCGAGTTGAGCTTCAAGCTGACTCTTGAGCTGCAGCTCCTGAGCCTTGAGCTGAGCCTCCATTTGAGCCTCTTGCATTCTAGACTGAGAAGCAACCTGTGAAGCCTGAGCCTGTTGCTGAGCCTGCATCTGAGAGTTCTGCTGTGCTATCTCTTGCTGGCGCTTCATTCTCTTTTGACGCCTAACAATAAGAAGCCTTTCTGCTTGATTGATATCCTTTAGGTCTCTGACGGCTATAGCGTCTTCAAGGTCAATTTCTTTTTGAGCCAGGGCCACCTGGATGTTCTGCTCCAAGAAAGCTCTCTCCTCATCTTCCATTTCTTTCTGGACCTGAACACCGAAGTTATACATAGGCAGATCGCTAAATGAGTTTAACACTTTCATGTTTTCCTCACCAATAGCATTCTCATACACAGACATAAGGACAGACTCCTGAGGAATAATCTGAATGCACTTTACTATGTCTTGGCAAACTTTCTTGTAAAGCACTAACGCTGAGTTAGTTATATCATATATAGCGTTGTTGCCTGCAGATATAGCTTGCTGCCTAACCCCTACCAAGGCATCCCCCTTTGGAGAGCTTGCATCCATAGCCTCATTGATACCAGTGGTATCTCTTATCAATCTGAGGTAGTGGTTGTACAAACCAATAAGCTCATTGATGTTTCTTATTGAGTTTCCTATTTCTCTTACTGGAGGATTTTGGAATCCACCCTCTGGGTTTTTACTTCTGTAATAGAAGACCCCCGTCTGCTCGTAAATGTCGTGCAAGTCTAGAGGCTGAAGCTCACCACCCTTACCGAGTTGAACGTTCTCCAATCCCTCAATATCAATAATCAGTCCGTCAGGCTTGGCCTTAGCTATAGCCTGCTGAAGCTTCAAGTGAGTTATCTGAAGCATATCAGCAAAGCCTATACAGCTGTCAACCATAGACTTAGGCATGTTGTTGTTCAGGTTGGTAGCTACTGGAGAGTAGGACAGCCTGCACTTAGATAAATCATGTACGTTTTTAGGGACGTTGGCAACAAGGCCGTACTTAAATACTATATCAGTGCCCATAATAAATGACCCCCCATAGAGCATCTCCATCTCCATCTTATGAGACTTTCTCTCAAACACAGATCCAGCTCTTTCTTTGTATTCAAACCCCTGGTTGTAAAACCCTGTATTACCGTGTCTGTTTTCCTTCTCTTCGAAATACATGCAGTCCACTGAGATAAACTCAAAGTCAAGAACCTGAATCATGTGCTCCGAATAAGCCTCCCTGTTGTTCTTGTTGTCAATGCTGTACCCTGTGGCGTCGTAGTTGCCAGACTTCTTAGAGGCCACCTTCATGACTTTCTTTATGCTCTCCTCATCAAGCTCGTTGCCTGCTATTCTTCTGAGCTCCGATACAGTTATTTCTCTAACATGACCAGCATAGATTACATCTTCAAAGAAGGGGTCTTCTGTGAAGCTATGCACAAAGTTCAATGGATCTACATAGTCAATCTTAATTCCGTAGTTAGGATCGTTGCTCCTTTTGGTGACAGCAACACCTATAGAAGCCAAGTCGTTTACACACCTCCTGTACGCCCCGTCATTAAAGTTGCTCCAAGAAAGAGTCATGTTTGTAGCAACCTGAGCAGCTATTTCTGCATCGGTCTTTATGTTGGTATCCAAAAAGATTTCTGCCTCCTCCAAACTATCAGGAAGCTGATCTGGATCTACGTCTAGCTTTAGGCCACCAGTCATGGTCTTCAGTTCTTGAAGATCTTTCTTTACAGCGACCTGAGTCCTAAGTCTTTTTTTCTCCTTGTTCTTTTCCGAAGAAGACAAAGGGTCTACAGCCTCAAGGTTGGGGTATGGGTTTCTGGAAAGGATTTTATTTACGACAATCCTTACAAACTTGGGTAGTATCGGAACTGGAGTAAAGTCTATGTTCAACAAGCTACCATCAGCACCGTTAGGGTTGAGTGAAGTAAGAAGCTGCTTGTATATGCTAGTGTCTTGGGTGCCGTTGGCGTAACTCCTGTTTCTCTTAAAGGTTCCGTTCCTGCTACCGTGCAACGAGTTTTTGTCTGTCATCTTGCCCCACTGACCCTCGATAGCCTTTGCATAACGCAAGCCATATTTCTTCCCCTGCTTCTCCATGGGGTTTGCAAGAGGGTTGGGAAATCCAGACGACGGCTTTGTGCTATTATACATCTATGGCTGATTTACCGCAAATATAACAAATCATCCCCGTACCTTATATCGCCTAAAAAACTGACTCTCATTAAAGTTAGACTCTTTCTTTTTCTTCTTTGCTTTTTGAGCTGCGAGAAGGCAAAGTCCAGAGCTGATAGTCAAGTCAAACTTTGTTCTGTTGTTTATTTTAAAGCCTATCCAGTCCTCAAGGGTGTTGTTTAAATACATAGCCCCATACTCACCTGTTTCTCTGTTTACACCAACGTGATCATGTATGTAGTCCTCTATGGCGTGGGCGTGAGCCTGTATCACGTCTTGAGAGTTTGATGGTATCCCCTTTGTCTTGACGTTGACCTTGGAGTTTGCGCTGAGAAGATGTCTCGGCCTGTCCATTAAGTAGCCATCGTAACCCCTTGATTCAAAGTATCTTGCGATACCGTACTTATTGTTTTCAATTAACAAAGGGTAGCCGTAAAATACAGCAGCCATCAAGCAGTCTTCATAGAAGATTTTAGCCAAAGGCGGACGGGACGCATACTCCACAACAAACATGTTAGCAGGATGCTCCATGTGAAACTTGTTGTATAGGTGTAGCGCACCCTTAGACCCCCGTCCATCGACGGTGGCGTCAAGGTCGTAAGAGTCAACCCCGCCTACCCCCAGCTCTGCATTGGGCGCTATTCTTTTGTTTCGATCAAACTTCTTTTTGTTTCTCATCTCCACGGGAGGCATCCAAGCTATTTTAAACCTACCCTGGTGGTCTGGCTTAAATACAACCTCTGTATCCTGCTGTCCACCCTTCCAAACGAAATTACCCCTAACCACTGGGTTTGGAAACAACTCGTCATTATACTGTATCTGCTCATATATCTTTCCGATATTAAACAAGCTACCGTCAATGCTATCTCTAAAGGCTTCGTCGGTTGTAAAAGGAAACTGCCTTGTCACCTCGTTGAGTTCTGAGGGGTCACCCTTGAGGCTTGACCTTTCGTTCTTTAAAAACGTTTTCGCTCCTGAATCAATAGAATCACCGTCAAGACCATCGACAGCCTCAGAAGGATCTTCAATGATTGGACGTCCGTGGATGTCAAAAAAACCCTCAAGAGATTCGTAGGCTGGTATAAACAGTCTGTAAAGACCACTCCTAGTTCTACCGTTTGCATTTCTTTCAGATGGGTTTGAGTCTTGCCAAAGGTCCTTGTATTCCTTACCTCCCTTGTCCATAGGGTTTACGGTACTACCAACCATTGCTTTGCCTACAATCTTTCTACCTACAATCAGGCATGTCCTCTGTATCCTCCATGCGTCTCTAATGTCTGTTGGCTTCTCCCACTTTCCAGCCTCATCAAGGTACATTATATGAAGCTTCTCACCATCGTAAGCATTGTTAGTAGTGTTCTTCCAGTTGATCACTGTATTCAAGGCCTCACCTGTTTGAGAGGTCTTGTTGTTCTTCGTAATCCTTTTACTGGGCTCCCTAAAGGCCAGCTCCATACGGGGGTTAGTTGTGCCGTCCTGGATAGGCTTGAAAAAGAATGGGTAGTGCCTAAACATGTACACCACCTTTTTCATAAAGATATTCTCTTGCGCGTCCTTACCAGTCTTAGACTGGATGCCAAGAAGCTTATCTTTGACCTGCGTGGCCTCATCAACCAAAACGGCGGAACAGATATTCGTATACCCGCTCCGCCGACACTTGGTGTAGAGCTGCCCTATGCAGCGTGGGTCCGCCTCACACGCAGCCAAATGTAAGAAGATATTTCTTTGGAACTCAAGATAGCTAGGGTGACCTATGTCCATCCTAGTCCACTGTAGCATCATATAGTGCCGCCCCGTAATATATGTAGGGACACCTGCGTTGTAAAACCAAAAGCCGTCACGCCTACGGCGAAACTCCTCTTCGATATACGAAGAAAACTTTTGTCGAAACTCCCTAGGCATCTCCCCCCACTCATCCATAGACTTAATCCTAGACAGCTCCTTTGGCATAGGAATCCTTTCCCACAGCTGCAGGTGGTCTGGACGTCCATGTCCTGCAATTTCTTTTTTGGGAGGCTGAGCGGGAAGAACAATGAGTAGCCCACCGAGCTCAATACTTTCACCTTTCGTACCCTTGGGGCAAATCGAGATAGCAGGGTCATCATATCCTTCTATGTTTATTAGAACGCTCAAAAGTAAGGCTGGTTGGATAAGAACTCTAGCCAATCTAAAACCGTAACTATGCCGTCACCGTCGAGATCGTACTGTTTGTTCTCAGTCCCAAAAGAGTTGTAAAACCCAGCAACTTCTTGCATGAAGTCAAGAAAGTCCTGCATCAGTATACTTGACCCCACCTGTTTCTTTTGAAACTAGGCGCACCTGTTTTAGGGTTCTTAATGTCCATGTGCTTTCCGCATGGGCATTGGATCTGGTGTTGAGCTTTGTCGTCAACAAATCTAATGGTGACACCAGTTTTATCCTCTTCGTGATCTCCGCACTCGCAAATGTAAGTAGCCATAATTATCGTCCTTGTGAAGCATAAGGCTTCTTGTAATTAACTGAATTTTTGTTTTTAGATGTCTTAGTCTTAGCGTGGACACCTTTCCGACGAATACGTTTCTTCTTGTATTCTGATACTTGAATCTTAGCCATTGTGTTGAATTTAATTTAGTACACCCGCAGGGACTCGAACCCCGAACCCTCGCCTTAGAAGGGCGATGCTCTATCCAGTTGAGCTACAGGTGCGGCCCTTACCTACTGCGTCTCCGCCTAGGTCTATTGTTTGCTCTGTTTTTAGATTCCGACTGAGGCTTGGTTTTGTCAGACGTGCCGACGTGCGCGTTATCGAGACCATCACCGTTGCCATAAACGCCAAGGCGTCTAGCTATACGGTTGAGAGCAGCCCTGTACCTCTTGGCTTTACCGCCCTTTCCGTACTTGGCATACTCCTTCTTGTAGTCTCTCTTTTTAAGCTTCATGGTACAAATATAATAAATTGTTGGGGCGGTGGGACTTGAACCCACGACTTCCTGTGTATAAGACAGACGCTCTAACCAACTGAACTACGCCCCAGTTGATAAGCCCTTTTCGCGTAGAAGGCCGCCTGACGAAAACCAACAACTCAGTCTTCTTCTTTTTCGTTCCAGGAATCCTCCCAGAACTTGTAATCTGTTTTATTGTGTTGCCATACTATTTCTTTCCAATCATTTAGAGAACCTTTCAGCGAAACCTCCGCTGTAGTCTCTTGTCTCTTCGATTGACCCATTGGTAGATAAATCTTTTATCATTTGCTCTAGTCGCTGTCTTTCAACGATTAACTCCTTACAGTCCGTAGCTGTCTGTTTAATAGACTGGAGCTCGGCCTTACGCGCACTTCCGTTGATGTCTGGATCTACAGGCTTCTTGATTTCGTCAATCATATTGTCTATAGCCGACTCCATAGATGACATCAAACGCTTGGCAGCAGAGATGGTTGTAAACTTAGTTTTCGACATACATAATGTCTTCTGCCCTGTCTCTGAAATACTTTACCCCTTCGATGGTTATCCCGTAGTCTCTGTTCTTCTTAATCCCCACAATATCGCCAGCACCGACGCCAAGCTCTTCAAGCCAAGGAGCATCGAAAGCAATGCAAGCTTTTCGAACGGGAGACTCTGTAAGCTTGACAACCTCAATAAGATCGCTCTGCTCACCAGCTTCAGGGTCTTCGTCAACAGGTGTAAGTAGCGCCCAACCACCGAGGGTATATATGTGTCCACTTTTTGAGCTCTTGTAAGCAATCGCTTGATTGTTGATTGTGTGCTCTGGATCATACCTTACGAGATAATGATTGTCGTGGCCAGTCAACACTTGGCCTTCATTGAGTACGACGAGGTGGTGAAAGTAAAGGGTGTCACCCTCTTCCACTCCTGTGTCGTGTTTTAGAGGGGATGCCACAACGGGCCCCTCTGTAATCCTGTGTTTAAACTCGCTGCCTTCGAATCTAGTGTCGATAAACAGCTCCATACCACCATCCGTGGTAATTGTGTCGTTGATCTTTTTTTCAAGCTCAACAACAAACAAGTCAAGAGTCTTCATTTAATTTAATATGACGAGGACCCAGTACTTCTTCTGGGCGCCCTGGTTGCTGCTCTGGGTCTCCTACGCGGAGTGGGAGGTGTCGATGTAGTTCTTGAGCGGGCAGGAGAGCTAGTGGGTATCACCCCCTTTTTCCTTCTACCCTTAAGGGTTTCGACCTTTTGCTCAATCTCCTCATTGGCTGGTGTCAGCATAGAGTGCTTGCGATTCGTATGAACAGCTCCGACCATGGCTCCCATTGTAGGATGCACATGGTAGCTACCCACATAAAACTTACCATTAGGTAGTTTGAACTCAGCTCCTCCAGTATAGAGATTGGTTGTGGCCATTTAAAACTTACAATCGTATTCTACAATACAGGGCATCTCGTCTACGCTCTTCCATAGAACCTGAGAGTCCTGCTGCTGCAAATATACAAGATATCTCTTCTTGTTGTACCTGTGAAGGTGCTCATCATCAACAACAATAGCAGAAACATTTCCGTCTCCTGCTCTCATCCCCACATAATAGGCCATAGCATCCTTGGGATCTTTCCCAATGATAATCTTTCTAATAAGTCCTTGCATTTTAATTTAATGATATGCCAAGTCCTGAGATAAGATCATCAAGATCTATATCATCCTCAGTGACTGGTGGCGTATAAGAATCAGTCATAAAGTCTTTAATTATATCAAGCTCCCCGTCGCTCTGTATGTTGTAGTGAAAGAAGGCTTTCATGTTGCTCGTTTCGTCATCAAAAGGCTCAAGCAGCCCGATAACAAAAGAAGATATAACCTTATCGTCAAGTTCATACTTAGCAACCAACTCATTTATAGAGTAGGCGATCTCTTGCATTTCGAACCAGAACCCTTCTTCTTCCATACCTTTGTATTGATCCATATCCATAATTAAATGCCTAAAAGTTTAGTATCTAAAAAGAAGCTCTTTCGTGACTTCTCTCACCTCAACCAAAGGTACGTAAAAAACAACTACCTCAAGAGGCTGAGAACCAGCATGATAGGCTTCTGCGAGAAGAAAGACGTTTTTGAGAGGGAGATGCTTTTTATGCTTTGGGCCTATGACTTAGAGTTCTTTACGCTAAAGTACGCATCAGAAGACTTTAAATACTCAGAAAAGAAACTAGCAGAGAGACTTGTGTACCCTCTGGCCAACGAAGGGTATATATATAAACACTTTGACAAGATGACTCCATCAACCAAACTAGAGGATCACTTGTTCAGAGAAGAGACAAAGTACAACTACCGCGTCAGATATGCCCTAACGCAAAAAGCCCGCTTGTTAGTGCAGGCTTTTTACAGAGAGCTAGAAGATTAAACGCTAGCTACAAAGACTTCTATGTCTACGTCAGCTGCATTGTCGTTGACAGCAATGATGCTTTCAATGTCTACCAAGCTCACTATAGCCGTAGCAGCGTCATCATCAACGGCTGCAGCACCTACAGCTTTGTTTATTATAAACGTCTTTCCCGCTTCAAGCAATACGCTTGCGTTTGTAGAGGCATCGGTATCTCCGTTAGCAGCTAGCTGAAGGTTCAGTGTAACGGCATTGGAGGCGTCAAGGTTTGTTACCCTAGCGTACCTGACGTCGTCATCATCCATTGCGCTGTCGGCAGTAGTGACCGCAGTTCTAAAATTAGCTATCGTAGTTTGCGTTGCCGTAGATCCGCTGTCGGACGGTACGCTAACAATGCGGTGCATGACCTGAGTTATAGACTCAACGTCCATTGTTATTTCGCTACCCCTTTCTCTTCCGTTGAGGGTTACGCTTTCGTTTATAGTTACCGTTAGAGTTGCCATTATCCGCTACAGCTTTCGCAATCCTCTGGAGAGTCCAGGTTGCAGGTTATCTCGCCAGATTCAATCTTGGCTTCTTGTTTTTTCAGCTTGTCTTGATCCAAGAAACTGATGTCGTCAAATTCGTCTTCCATAGTTATAGTGCTTTTCCAAATATTACTTTATAGTACGTCTGCCCCTCATCATCACGACAAGCCTTGAGGCACCGACCACGATTAACGCCATCATAAACGTAAGACACGTGAACCCAATCAGGATTGTCCTCAGTGCCAAATTCCCAAATAAGTTGATCAAACTCCAAGTTCTCACGAATATACTCGAAGATTTCAGAGTTCTTACACCGACCGTATACATCTGCGTCAAGATCGAGTGCTCTTCCCTCCACGTGCTGACTACGAACTGAGCCGCCGATCGCAACATTGAGCTCAGCCGAACGATAGCCGCTCGACACGAATATAGGACACTTGAAAGCGTCCCTAAGAGGTTGAAATACGCGCTCTGCAATCGCCTTGAGATTTCCTTGTACCCAATCATCTGGTGTGTTGTCGATGCCTAGGCGCTTAGCTGTTAGGCTTTTCGTTACCTCGGCGAGTGACAGATTTTTTGATAGCTTCATTCTTAAGCCTTCTTTTTTCATTTTCTACAACAGGGTCCTTTCGCTTGCGCTTGGGATTGAAGTAGAACTTGTTCACTTAGTACCAGTAAGCTTTTTATACTGCTCAACAAGTGCTTTGGCATCAGGGGTTCCCTTGGCTTTCTTGATCTTAGCCTCTAGACCTTTTTTCATTGCCTCTTTTCTAGGGTCATAGTCGCCACCCTTACCGTACTTCATGCCGCCCTTGGCTTTCTTTACGCCGCGACCCTTTAGGACGTCAGCCATAGTGACCTTGCCGTCACCTGTCAAGTCAGGAAACTTTCCCCCACCCTTATAAGACTTCTTCTTTATTTGCATAGCTAATGTTTGCCACAAATATAAAGAAGTAATCGTTACCTCATTTGAGCCTTCTGAACGTCGTAGAAATGCTGAAGCCTTCCCTGGTCATCGCCCTTGTAGTGCCCCCGATACCAATTCTTACCCCACTTAGAGGCGTCCTTCAAAACATCCTCTACAGAGCTCTGCTTATCCATAGCAAAGTGAGCCGTAAACAACATATCCTGTATCTCTGGGGGTAGATCAGAAGGGTACTTAAGGTCTTCTTCACTTAGATCAGGGTAATCCATATCCCTTTTGTCTGCAATAGACTTGATTCTGTTGTATGCCGTCTGTGCTGTAGCATAATCTAGCTGATAAGCCCCGCTACCATAGTTGGGTTGCAACTCTCTCCTCACAGGTGCCTTACCCTCAGGTGTATTGACCTCTTGTATCTGCGTATATGGGTCTGGTGATTCAGGACCAGCCTCTACAGTCCTTACCATGTCCCTAAATCTAGAAAAAGGCATAGGTGCAGTAGGAAATGGGGCCTGAACAATGCTGTCAAGCTTGGCTAAGTTCAAGTAATTCTCAGGATCGTCCATAGCACCCTCCCCAGAAGGCACATATATGGTCTCATCATCCCTGCCTAAAGCACGAATCTTGTCCTGATGCTTTTTAGGGTCACCATCCCGCAATATATTCATGCCCTCACGGGCCATTCTACGTGTTCTCATCTAGATACTACTATTCCCGCGCCATAAACATAAAGGACTCCTCTGTGTAAACAGAAAAAACATTCTTAGAAGCTTTCCCTTCTTAGAGTCGCTTAATATTCCGTAAAGGTATAAACAAAAATCTTAAAAGTCAATAGTCTAGTAACGCTTTAACCAAAGGCTTCTAACATACTGTAAACGAATGGCTTAGAGGTTTTAGCATGTACTTGCTACTGAAGGCAATATCCCAGGGACAAAGCGAAAAATGGGGTCAGCTCTATAGATCTGGGGGATTATATATACTTGTGCACGACTGCATGCACGAACCGAAACGGTTTGACCACAGGCCACCCCCTACTATCTTCGATAGTAGCGCTGTATCTTTCAGCTTTTACCTACTGACTTACAGTCAGTTAGGTAGCTTCAGTTCTACCACCGCATGAGACCGCAGGATGGGACGCGCTGTCTGTCAGGGTGGGACAATCCCCAACCTAAACCTCTACTTCAACTCCATCACCCCTCTTAGGG